GCTTTAATACCTAGCCCAGAGGAGGACTCAATCTTCTTCTCCCCCTGGCTTCATCAACCCATCTATATACCGCTTGTCCAACTCTTGTACCGCAAGACTTCTCCTCTCTAAAATACACGGGTACTTGGCTACAAAATCTCTTATCAAGTTTACTGAGTTTAAATCCTCCCTCTCCTCAAAGGGTGTATTATGCCTGTCTCTAAATGATCCTAAATAAACCTCTGGATCCGGAGAATTTAAGTGTACCAATTTTATCAGGTGTCCGTAGAGTTCTAAAAATTTCTCCCTCTTCTCATCCTCCCAAAGGTTCAGTCCTCGAGCAAATAGGTGCACTGTGTCCACACACAGTCCAAAATTAGGAATATCCAGGTCGTTCAGCGCTCTATAAATCCATTTTGTTGTTCCCACTGCTGACCCGTTCTTCGATCCTGAGTCTGTCTCCAGCAGTATTCTTAGGTTCCAGTTCTCCTCGTACGAGTCCTCAAAGAATTTCAGCATATTGTTATACGCTTCTGACGGAGTTAGATCCTTCTTAAATCCCGGGTGAATTACTACCGCCCTCGCTTCCAATGAGGCGGCCTCTCGACAGTAGTCTCTAAAGGATTTCTTATAGTAGGCCCTCCGTCGGAGGTTCCCTTCACAGGGATTTATCACGTACGGTAAGTGTACGTAAGTCTCTATTCCAAACATCATCTTCCTGTATTCGTCCTTGTCCTCCTCCTCGAATTCATAGGGGATATAGCTGGTCCCCTCCCCCACCATTATTTGTACCAGGTTGTACCCTAGTGCCCTTGCATTAGTGGGTACAAATCTTAGTCCGTCTGAAGATCTTAGGTGTCCTCCCAATTTAATTTTACGCGGCAAGTGGTATCTCCTTCATTTCTTCTTGGAGTCCCCAAACTTTCCCTATTTTCACTCCTACTGTCAACTGAACTATCCAACTCTTCACGTTGAACTGCATGTTCTCCCTGATAATCGGGACGATTTCCTCGATAAGCTCGTCCTTTATCATATACATTAGCTCGTCATGGATTTGTATCAGCAGCCTCACCTGCTTGTCTGTATAACCTGCCTTTCTTAGGGCCTTGTACACTTTCACCATTGCGATTCTAGTTACTTCCGCAGCCGTCCCTTGTATCGTTGTGTTCACTGCTGACCGATCCGCAAAAGCCTTCATCCTCGGATTATCATGGTTATAAAACTGTTTCAACCATCTTTTCCTTCCGAAGTAAGTGGTAGTATACCCCTCCTTTCGAGCAAATATGTGCACCTTGTTTATCCAGCTGAATAATTGTGGGTGCCCGTGAACAAATCCTTCATAGATTTGTTCCGCCTGTTGTATCGTAATATCCGCCTTCCTTGAAAGGGTGTACCCTGTTGCCCCATAGAAGGTGGCAAAATTAAGGGTCTTTCCCACTGCTCGTTTTCTTTTAAATTCTTCTGTTGGCAGCTTCACAAATACCTCCTGAGGCATTCCAAAGGCAGCTGCTGCAGTACTCACGTGTAAGTCCTCCCCGTTTGCCAGCGCTTGCAACCATTTCGGCTCTCCCGAAAGGTTTGCTCCTATCACTAGTTCCTGTCGGTCATAGTCAAAGGACACTAGGCTGTAACCCTCTGGGGATTTAAATGCCTCTCGTACCGGAGGTATTATTTTAACCCCGGTCTGCAGTCGTCGGGTGGTATCAATTCCCCTCCCTCTGCAAGAAGCTCTACACCCAGTACAGGTCTCCCTAAAACAAATCATTCCTTCACTTACTTCCGATTCCGCCACCCAAGGGAGTTCCTCTATTTTTCCTTCCCAACCTTCGTCTATCTCTGCTGCTTCTCTCTCAAATAAAGTTTCGTCTTCTGTTAGTTCTTCTGCGTAGTCAATTTTATTCCCTTCCCCCAATGATAAATCCACCCCAAACATCTCTCTTGCTTCGCCTTTTCCTACTGCCTGGATATTAACTCCACACGCTCCATCTTTATTCGGATCTCCTCCAGGAGCCGCAAACCTAAAAGTCGGCGCGGCAAACATGTTGAAATTAAACCTAATAGGTTTCCCCGTCTTTGCTAAAGTTTGAAGTTTAACAAAATAAGCATCCCTCGCCTTAATCACCTTCCGATAGCAAATTATTACCTCGATCACCGGATATGTTTTCGATAATTTCTCCAGGGTTTCTGCATCCGTCTTATGGTTTTTTCCCGCCCTAGTATATCCTGGACTTGGAATTCCCATCGTTTCAAACAGCGCATCCCCCAGTTGTTTTGGACTTTTAATCTCGAAGTCCTTTCCTACTACCCTGTGAATTTGTTCTTTCAGCGCATCCCCTCGCCTTCCCAGTATTTCTATCTGCTCTTCCACATATTCCGTATTTAATTCCATTCCCCCATTATGCTCCATCCTTCGAACCACTTCTATCAGAGCATTGTCCACCCTTAGAGCAAAAGGATTTCCTTCCGGCTCCCATAACCATCCGTACTTGTATCTAAGCCTTAGAGCAAAGTCAGCATCCATACTTGCATAGTCGGTACATCGTGCCGGCGATTTCGTTGAAATATCAAATACCTTCGCCTTCTGTTCTTCTGGAGTAAAGAGATCCTCAAACCTCGTCATATCTACTCCAAAATCCTCTTTTACCACTGTCTTTAGTCGTTTGTCTCTCCGGTCAGGATCCGCCATATAGACTAGTTCCAGGGCATCCTCGAATAGTATTGGAACCCAACCGCAGTTCACTTGTAGAATATTTAGGTCAAATTTCGCGTTGTAAAATACGAACCTGTATCCCTGCTCCGCTTTTCTTTTAAATAAATTTACCACTGGTTTTAGTGGTAAGTTGGATCCTATCCTGTGTCCTATCGGAACATAGGTAGCCACTTCTTTGAACATAGAAAAAGACACACCCACTAATTTGGCGCGCCTTGTGTCTAGTCCTGTCGTTTCTGTGTCAAATCCTATTAATTTCTCTTCGTTCCCCTCATCCAGTAAGTCCCCCTCAACATCAGCCAGGGTCTTCGCTAGTCGGTATGCCATCGAATTCGTGTCTCCCAAGCTGGATTGATTTCTTGTCGGGCAAGGAACTGGCCTTCAAAGTCTTTATACCTACTAGTTCCTTCATTTTACTGTCATAGCAAAGTACCACGAAATAGTCACAATTTTCTCGTCCGTTTGTTGAAAACTTCCAGTAGTGCGGACTTGTTCTCCTCGTCCTTGCCTTATATCTGTATTGCCGGCTTGACTTTACGTTTACTCGCCCTAGTTTGGAGTGTGTAAAATCCGCCGTTGCCTGGGACCCTTCCGTCAAATTCAGGTCCGCAGTTATCAAACTTCCTTCCAGGGTTGCCCACTCTAACTCTGCTCGCCGGCCCTTTGCATTGCTGTGTTCCGAAAACTGGTAGTTCAACAGGGGAACCAGCTCCATCCCCAGTTCTTTCGCCCGCTTTCTTATATCTGATTCCGCCGCGGCGGTGCATCTGGCAGCCAATTTCACCGAACCAAATTTCCTAACGAACCTCTCCAGTTCTTCTGCACTCCAATCTAATTTCGACTTTTGAGGTTTTCCTTTAAAAATCTCTTTTACTGCAGCTTCACTCGCCCCTATATAATTAGCCAGCCTTTTATAGGACCCAAGGTCTGCCAAATAATTCAGTCTCTTCAATCTAGATTGACTCCTCAACCATTCTAGAGGGAGCATTAGTCCTTTTTCTCTCCATATCAATTCTGCCTCCTTCACATCCACCCCTAGGTAGGTCGCAAAAGCTTTCTTAGACTTGGCCATAAAGACCAGCTCCTGGAGTTCCTCTCGGTTTAGGTCTTTGAGCATGATTTTGCCTTCGTTACATTCTCTCTCACCTTATTATACCACTTTTCCATCAAATTATCAAGTCTCTCGTCGTCTAGTTTTCCTCTCTCGTAGTCAAGTAGTATTCGGTCCAGTACCTCACCGAGAAGGGCGTGCTTTTTTCGCCCCAAACATCTCGCTCCTACCAACTCTTGTTCTGCTTTATTCCTTGTTTGGGCAATTTTTATCCTGTCAATCACTCTCCTCGACTTTTCTTCTCCAAATTCCTTTTCCAGTTCCCTTTCTGCTTCTCCTCTTGTCATCTCTTTATATTTCGCATAGAACGCAGGCATATCCAGCGTGTACTCACAGGAAAAGCAGTGTGCTAGACCTGAGTCTTCGTAGAATCCCGCCGACGGGTTTATATCGTGGTGGAACGGACAGTGGAAAGCTAGTCGATTTGGTCTGTAAATAAAGTCTATTCCTAATAGGTCCAATAGTTGGTTTGGGGTCATCTTAGTTTAGATTTCCACTTCCTCCTCTGCCCCCTCAGCAGAGGCTGTCGGAATTATCCCTGTCACAGCCATTCCGGCTGACAGGTCAAATATTCTTCGACTGTCTGGCTCTATAAATACTCGTACTGGATCTGAGTTTACCTTTCCCCACCTTGATTTCAGTAGTCCGATCTTTGGTTCCGACGTCGCTTGCTCTTCTTCGTCGTAAAACCCATAGGTGATAACATCGGCTTCCCTCTCCGCAGCATTGTACGCCGCTAGGGCTGTTAGGTCCATTCTTCCTTCGTTTGCCTTCGCCTTTTTATACCCTTCCCGATTTATTTGAAACGGTGAGCAGACTGCCAACCCTGCCCCGCCATCAAACGACATTGCGAATCTCTTTGCATCTGCGATTGTCTCATTTCGTGCCGTCGTTGTATCTATTCCCCTGTATTTTGCGTCCAATGGTAGCCTCGTCACATAATCTGTCCACATTATGTCCACTTCGTCCTCAGCGTGTTCCCTCACCGTCCTCTGCATCACCGACCCGAAGGATGTAAACTCGCTTGAGTCTATCACTCTAATATCCCCGTAGCTTCGTTCTGTTAGCAGGTCTTCTTTCACTCCCTCGTAAAATTCCTCCTCGTCTTTATTTAAGGCCCCTAACAGTAGTTTAAAGGCTGGCAGGGGTCTTCCTACCCCGTTAAACTTCTGGTTTGCGCTGTGAATAGAAATAATCAGTTGCTGTACGTCATTGGCTGGCATTTCCGAGGTGAACAGCAGGGCATTCCATCCCCCATCTACCACTGAATTTATTATCATATTCAGCATCAGGGTAGATTTCAGGTGTCCTCCGAATCCTGCGTGTAAGTACAGCTGCTTCCTTCTAATTCCCGCCGTCGCCGCATCTATTAGTCCGTATCCTGTTAATACCCCGTATGTCTCGTGGGGATTTGCCTTTCTTTCCTCGTACATTGACGTTAGGGCAGCTTTGTTCTTCCGCATGCTGGCTTTTAATTTGTCCGTGTCGTCCCTCGGCACTCCTTTTGCCTCTGAGAAAAGGTATGCTACAGCCTCGTCTGTTCCTTTTACTACGTTATTTCCTATTTTCATTCCCGCAGTTGCTATTTTCACTGCCGTCTTACAGGCTTGGGTTAAATTTTGTCCCGCCTGCTCTTCTACTTCCCCCTCAAATAGGTCTACGAACGAGGCTCCCTGATAAAAAGTTTCTGCCGTCACCTCTTCTATCTTCACTATCGCATCTGGATCATTTAGCCCCTCGAAGTGGTCAAATATTGTGCTCAGTTGCGGCGCCTCCGCCGTTCTTGTATAGAATTCCAGTGAGAACTCCAGTATTGTTCTCTCCGTACTCGTCAAGTTAAGTAGTCTATCACTTCTCGTGGTCTTAAAGTTCTTCGTTGCCTCGTCTTTTTCTTTCTGGTCCACCCAACATAATGACCGTATCACCTTTTTCACCCTGTTGCCGCCTTTCTAAATTCCTTCAGTCTCTCATAAAGAGCATCGTTATACTTTGTCCCCACCTGTCCGAGTGGAAGTCCCAGTACAAACCAAGTCGGCTTCCTTATCAGATCTCTCCTTGAAACAGCCTGCACCAGCAGCTCTGGTAAGTACCTATTTCTTGGATCACCAAACCCCAGGAGTATTACTAGTAGATCTGCCTCTATCGCATCAAAGATGGTTCCAAATTCATTGTCCTGGTCCAAAAATATCTCGATCAAACGATAGGCATCCAGCACTGTCGTTGATTCTCCCTTTTCGTTTAGATCCATCAGTACCCTTGCTACGTGCCTTCTAATCTCCTCCAGTGGACCCTCTATTACCAGGTTCTCGTCCGTCATGTCCCCTAGCTTTGAGTTCTCTTTTGGATTCTCCGTGTACATTTGTCCTAATTGTTGTTGGTTAATCTCCTGTTGCAGACACGAACATCTCGCCCATTTTCCATCCACTAGATAGTGTCCTGTAGTCCCACACCGTTCGTAGTACTCGCATTTCTCCCTCCTCCGCATCAAACTCTTCCTCTAATTTTATACGCCTTGGTCGAGGCCCTTATCTCTTGCATCAAATCCGTCAGATCACTCTCTGTCGCTTTTATCGTGTCCTTGTCCCCTGTAACTATTTTCCATAGTTCGAACTTTCTCATCAGAACATCCAGGGTATAATGGTCAATAGTCCTTTCAGAGCCCCCCGCCATTGCAACCACATCAGGATGAAGACACCCTAACATTCTATACACTCCAATTCTTTTGTGAGTTGATCCTGTTCTTTTCAGTCTTCCGACTATTTGACGATAAAGTCCGTAACTCCAGGGTAGGTCATAAAAAAACAGGTGCGCTCCCTTTTGCAGGTTGATTGCCCGCTGTCCCGCTTTATTCAGTAGTAGTATTGCACAGTGGTCTAGTCCATCACTCATAAATCGCTCTTTTGACCTGTCTTTCTGATTTTGGGTTTCCTTCCCTGTTATTCGCACCACCTCTAGACCAACCCCATTAATCTCCTTCTCCAATAGATCCAGTGTTCTTCTAAATTTCGAGTAGACTACCACTCGTTCTCCCATCAGACTGTTCAACAGGGCTTCTTTCAGCGCCTTCGTCTTCTCCCCCTTTATGTCAAATCCTGCCGTCCTTGGATCGTCTGCTATTAGTTGCGCCATTGTCAGCGCGGGTAGTATTTCTAACCTCTTTGTTGCCCCGTCCGGCATTGCAATAATCTTGTCCATCGCCTCCAGTAATTTCTTTGACTGTTCCAGGCCTAGTAATATTGGCACGTCCTTCGTGTTCAATTCTGGTAATTCCTGTTCCACTTCCGGATCATCACACAAACGGCCGTAAAAAACCGGGTCTATTGTCTTTCGAAAGTGATCTAAATTCTTGTACCCTACCACTAGTCTTCTTCTATTTTTCTCTACTATAATACAGTAGTCTCTCTCAAATTGAGGTTCTGAGGGTAATATTCCTGGTGTCAGTATTCTCATCACTCCGAATGCTTCGGCCAGTTTATTTTCTATTATTGTCGCTGTCAGTCCATAGGATCTCACAGCTCCCTGTCGTCCATTTACTAGATCAAACATTTTCGAGTGTAGTGTTGTTCCTACCGTCTTAAAGTAGGACGGTTCGTCCGCAAACATAACCCACCGTGGCGATAGACCTTCCGCGATATACCTCCAGTAGTTGTATATTTGGCTGTACCCCGTAATCAACACGTCTGCTCCGTGTTGTCTGAATGCTCTTGCTCTTACTGAAGGAACTGGATGGGTCACTGTATTTATTAGTTTTACTCTCAATCCTTCTGTTAGCCACACGAATTCAGCCAGCCATTGTTTAAACGCGGTCATTTCTGTCAGTATCAGGAATTTAGTCTCTGGCTTAAATGTTTTCAGGTAGGATATTGTTACGATCGCCTCGAGGGTCTTCCCTAGTCCCACATCATCTCCAAGTATCATCCTCGGTCGGACAAGCATCATCAACGACCCCCTCTTCTGGAACAGGTAGGGGGTATCCAGGTCCTTTAAATAGGGGTTTGGTCTCAGCTTCAGCTGCGACGCTGTTAAAATTCTTGCTTCATCCATAACAAAAAGAGCTCGGTGCACTTTCATACACCGAGCCCTTTCCCGCGCCCACGGGAGGCATGGGCGCCGTCCACGGAGCGTTGGGGGGAGGATCACTCCTGTGGAGAATCTGCGGCTTCTTGTATCCGATCGTGGGCCACATCTGATCGTGTCTTCAGTTCGGCCCATTCATCGTCTGTCGGATCACGTCCCTCCGCGATAAATTCCCCGATTTTCAGGTCTAACGCACTTAACTTGTTGACCACATCGATACCGGACATCACGATTCCGAGACCCAGGTTAAGAAACCTTATTACTGATTCGGCATTCAGTGTTTCTGCTGATTCCAACGAGGGCAGTGCTAACGCCATCTTTTTCGTCCTTTCTCTTGGTTAATTCTATTGGTCCTCTTGGAAAGTTCCTACCGCAGTGAGTAGGGCGTTGATGCCCGGCCTCGCTTCCGTATAGGTTCTTTGCAGGGTAGTCAACCCTAGAGCTAATTTGTTCAGTAGTACGTCAGCAGGAGTTCCCCCCGCCTTCTCCACCACTTCAATTTCAGCTCGCACCTCCGACACTTCTCGTGCTGCTGCCACCATTGTGTCTGCCAATGGCTTCGCCACCCGGTCAGTCGCTGCAATAGCGTTCACCACCCCATCCGGAGTTGCTGGATTTTCCACGATATTCGCAGCCACTTCCTCCACTGCCACAAAACTACCGTAAAGGGCAAAAGCCTTTTGGTCCAACGTTTCCGGTACATTTTGAAAAATTGTGTCACAGGCTGCGAGTGCAAAAACACCCACAAACAGTAACAGTGTACTCTGTAACACTTTCATCGTCTTTCCTTCCTATCAAGTTGGTGGTTCAAAATAACGTCTTTGCATTTCGTCGTTGATCTCTGGCCAAGTCCTTATTGAACGTACTGCATCCCCTCTTGACTGCACGTGTACAGCATCTTTCCTTCCCCAGAAGAATCCTGCGGTCATTCCTAGTTCTTTCGCTTCCTCCGCATACACTTTATATCCTGGATGTGCTGCCGCCCAAACTGCCTTGCCATTCTCAAGTAGCACGTAGCAGTCTACCGCTTCTCCCCAATTGTGCCAGGATTGCCCTGGCAGAGCATTTGTTGCCCACCTCCCAAATTGGGGTCCCACATTCTCTAGGGTATCCGCTAAATACGGGGCTTGTTCCTGCCTTAATTTGTTTACCATCCTGTGGATTTCCTCCGAAGTGCGGGATTGCCTCCACAATTTTGCTTGTTCTTCCGCGTTCCTCAGAGTATAGAATGGCCTTAGTATGAATCCCCTCTTTTTTGTCCTCTCTAACAGTTCCACCACCTTCATCTTAAAGAGTGGCTTTAACAGTTCTATATCCCTCGACATTTATTCCTCCCCTTTTAAAGCGTCTAAGCTCCCTTCTCCCCGATAGAATTGTAGCCTCCAAGCTGCTCCCTTAATCCACCTTGTTATTTCTGCCATATTCCTCGTCAAGGCTTCATAGTTCTGCGCGTTCATCGAGAAGAAAACAAAATCTCCCTCCGGTAAAGTTTTCGGAGTAATTATCTCCCATATTACGGGTTCGGTCCTAATTGGTTCCGGATTTGGTATCTTTATCTGGTCCGGTAGTTCTACCTCTGTTGGAATTGTCTCTATCGAGAGTGGTTGCAGACTCGAGCACGCCGAAAATAGCAGCAGTCCCATCGTTAACACGACGCTCGATGAGACCCGGTTTCGCCCCTGCCAAACGATCGAGATCGTGCCGTTTAAAGACATCGTTCAACTTCCTCGCCTGTTGCGCCACGTTTCTATTTTCATCCAAAACTGCTTCCATCACCACCTGTTGTTCAGCTGCAGCCTCCTTCCAGGTCTGAATTGCTTCTTGTGTCGCAAGCAGGGCTGCTTGCTGTTGTTTTATTGCCTCCCCTAATGTAGCATTATCCGCTATCAGTGCGTCTTTCGCTGCTTCGATATCCTTAACAAAAAACCAGACTCCCGCTAAGAACCCTCCCACTAACATTAGTACTACAAAGACCACCAGTCCTTTTAACATTCTATCCTCCCTTCCTCCCCCACCTCTCCAATCGTCTATGTATTGGCCCAGTGACTGCCATCATAGCAGTTGCCACCACAATACCTACTTCCGCGGGCATTGGGTGTCCTGGAACAAATTCGTTCCAGAGCCAGAACACTAGCAGGCCGCCCCCAGCCCCCGCTGCTAGCGGAGAAACTGCTTTTGGTTTTACGTTCAATACTTCACTCTTCTCACTTGAAGGATCGAGCATTCTTGTCTCCATATTTATAGGTCGTTAAAACCTTTCTACCAATCATACTTTTGCTGCCTCGATCTCAGCACTCGACAAGACACCTTTAGTTTCAAGCAGTGCCGCCAGACCATCGGGCGTCAAGACCTTTACCAGTACAGGGGCCGGGTCGGCTGGATCGGGTGTATTGCCTTCTTTAAGCCAGTCTTGATATCGCTCCCAATCCGCATTTCCCGGTTCATTAGGAGCATCAACGCCATCTACATGTGTGACACCAAAATTCGTTAGCTTGTAATCAGCCATTTTTATAGCTCCGCACTAAGGGTTATTTCAGCGTTTCCACCGCCGTCATCTAGTAGTTGTGTTGCATCCCCGGCAACAATATTCGCTGCCACGGTCGCGCTGAGAGTAACCCCATCAACACTGACCTGGAGTATTGTTAAGGCGGTAACCGGCTCCAGACTACCGGACGCAGTTGTAAGGTCAAAATCTCCCGCTGCCGATATGGCAAGGGACGGGGCTACTCTCATTTGGGTCGGGAAGGGAATAAAAATGTGTGCGATTGTTGTCGAGATAGCTTGTCCGACACCAAAATTATCACTTGCTCCCGGCTTGATTACCCACGCATACCTTCTGGTGGCGATGTCTTCCAAGGCAAATAGTCGACGAGTAGTTTTTACAGGCCGACCACCGACCACCAGACGAACATCAGCAATGTGGAAATTATTGGCCACGTTGTCCATGACATTGACTTGGTTAGAAGTCGCAAAGTCATTAGCAGAGTTCCAAGTGTTCGCGACACCCTGAAAATTAGCCCCAACAGCTAAGGCCCAAGTTATACTTACCCCCACGCCGTTGTCCGTAAGCCAAGTACCACCCGTATCGGCAGTCAACGTGACATGGAAATCTTCAAGTGTATCTGCGACGGCGATTGTGTACTCGACTACGTAGGAGCGATTGATCGCAGAATTTCGAAAAGCTACACAATGAATACCAGTTTTAGGACTACGCGCCCAAAAGCTAAGTGTTAATTTAGTAGCATCGGACGTACCAAAACCAACCCGAAGTGCATCATAACCCTCGACACTATAAACAAGAGTATAAAAGTCACCAGCATCTATTGTGGCGTCTATAGTAGTGACATCTATTTGAAGCGAAAAATCGGAAAGGCCATTCGGAACAGACGTGCTTTGTAGCATATCAACAACCCCCACACCGACTTGGAACCACTGAAATCCATCAGGGCCGGTAGTGTTAGACACAGCCGGTATAAAAGTCGTACCTCGTTGCCAGATATCCATGTTACCATTAATAATGACATTGGACGGGTCCAGCGCGAGGATGTTGTCGTTCGTCTCGGTCACCGTCATCGTGAAATAGCTGGACTTGCCGATACCAATTAGAACATCGGCACCGTTCGTCACCACGAAGACTTCGAAATAGTCGTTCGCGGCGATTGGCACGTCGGTGACAGTAAGGCCGACGATGGGTGAGGCATCGGTCTTGTTACCCTGGTGCCTGATAATATCAATGTCAGTCGCCCCGTTCTTGCGGAGTTTGACTTCTATGTCGCCGTCGTCACCCGTGACGTTCGTAAACTGGACTCTGATATTGAAGCTGGCCCGAAGTATGTCCGTTATGTTGGGAATTGTGATCCGCGTGGGCGCACCTATGAGCCAAAAAACCTCGGTCTGCTCGTCAACCTGATCCCACGCGACAGCGGTCGAACTGGTCAGGTTGGCGTCAGCGATGGCAACACTCAACGATGCCGTCACAATGCGTGTTGGTGGCCTCACCGTCACGTTGGGGAAGGTAACGGGGCGGATTTCCTCGACGACCTCGATTTCAAAAAGAGTCCCAACACTGGCATTTACATCGACAGCGGCAGAACTATCTTGGAAGGCTTGGAGGTAATAAATCTCACCCTCCACAACATCCTTAACTCCGGAGTCGCAATTTGTATTTGGTGAGTCATCGCCGGTCTGTTGTGAGCGTTTCTGTACTATAGTAGTTGGACTCAAACCTTCTACAATGAAGCAGATGTAACGGAGCGAGGTCGTCCCAGTTGCAAAAACCAACGACCCACTCAAACGAACTTTTGCTATACCGGCAGGAATGACGAAGTTATCGGCGGTTTCAAGAGAGTGGGTTCCGCCGCCCGCTGCCGCCGTAATATTGACCTTGGGAGTACCGGCCAGCGCATTCGCGCGCGATGTATGAAAAGTAATGGTGTTGCCATCAACGACGCCAATCCAATATTTCGTCGCCAGCGCGAGGCCCGCTGGTAAGGTTCCGCTTGATTTAAGCAGGACTGGCCCCTCTCCCTTTTGGAAGCCGTGCGCGGTGTCGGTAATTTCGTCGTCGATGGTATCTACATCGCCATCGACGAAAGTGCGGTTGACACCGAGCCAAAACCGCTGCGGCGGACCACCATCGCCGGAATCGAACGTATTGCCGCCTGACATCAGGGAATTCCAATTAACGATAGTCGTAGATGCGGCATCCGGTATGGACTGAGCCACCGACAGATCGATGGTCGCGCCTTTGTGTTCGGGCGGGATAGCGATGAATGCGGTCGGCACAGCAGTGCCACCGTTGAACTCGATCAACTCCATCTCGATAAAGGTGCCGCCCTCTTTAACGATGACAGATGTATCTGTTGCAATAAATACTTCAAGGGCGAAGTCGTCGCCTGCTGAGACGTTAATAGTTCCGGTATTAACACCGCCGTGAAATAGGTCCGCAGTACCGGAGTCCGATTTGTTTCCCCTATGCTTGGGGTTACCGTCCCACGACGGTGTGCCATTTTTTTGGATGCTTACTTGTAGGTCAGTTGAAACATCAGCATTTTCTATTTCTACATGGCCAATGATGCGGACCTTGTTCACGCCCGCCGGGACGATCAATTTATCATTTGCCAAGTCGGCGATGAGGTCAGTGTCGGAGACTACCTCGTTCATCGCCACCACAGCTGGTGTCGTGAAATTTTGAGTAGTGAGATCGGTGTTAGGTCGTATCTTGGCACCACGAAACTTGTGCGGCGTGTTGACAACCACCGTCCGCAGCGACGGCACGGTGTCAGTGGTTTCGACAATTTCCATTTCGTACCAAGTCTCGGTCGACACATCGGCGGTGGCGTCTCCTCCGATCTGTACGTTCAAAGTGAACGAGTCATTTACAACGACATCGATTGCCGGGGTCATCGCTAAAATTTCAGAGTCGCTTGCAGCAGTAGGCCGTTCGAATCGTACCGCCGACCTTGCTCCATCCGCCGCGAGGCTGGCGTCGTTTATCTTAAAGTCGATAAACAGGAACCCGTCGGTGTCGGCATTGAGAACCTGGATATATGCGGCCAGTCGAATTTTGGTCACACCCGCAGGAACTTTAAGGGCGTTGTTGGCTAGGTCCGCGATGCTGTCGGTGTCAATCTTGGTTGAGTTGAAAACGACTTCAACGACACCGGTTCCGATGCTGGTTTGAGCGGCGCTAGGTTGTATTCTAGCGCCACGCCACTTCGGCGACAGCACAAACGGCAGGGCATCACCCGCGCCAGCGGATGGCGGTGTGGTCCATTCAGCGCCGCCACCCGCTTTAATTGTCAGGTGGTCTCCAATAGGTTCTCCAACCAGGGTATCTACATCAGTTAGGGATTCCAGAGTGCCGCCGCCCGAAGACAAAACCTCGACATTAACCCCATCACTGCACAGGACCGCCGCAGCGCCCGCGAAGATGGTCGGCGAGGGCAACGATTGTCCTGTAATCTCGACTTTGATCTCTTGCGTGGTTGCGTTAATAATTCCGATGATACCACGTTTAGGATTCGGCCCCGAACCAACCGGCATGTCAACCGTAATCTGCGCGGTTGGCGGCGGTGCATCGTCAGTAAACCGCCACGTTACAAATCTCTCCCAAATCCAAGTCGGCGTTACATCGGTGATGGTAAAAGCATTGCTGGCACCAACAACCTCAGGACGTACATCAGAAAAGGCGTCGATAACTTCGATGTCTCCATCGTTCGACGTGGTACCAGAATTAACAGCCTGCGATACGCCTATTGCGGTTTTGCCTTTAAAGGTATTAACCATTGGACCCTCTTAGAGAACAATTGTAGTTATGCCGGTACCAAACCCTCGACCAACCTGCGCGGAAACTTGAAAAACTTCCATGTAAGTTTTATCACGTCGGATTACATCGATGGTTTCGTCGCCCGTGCCGGTTTCTGCGACCAAAGTGGTTTCCACTATGGTTAGGGTCAGTGCCACTACGGTCTGGATCGTAAAGATTCCGTTGTTCGCACCGTCGGTGAAAAGCGTGGTCTCAATTTTCATCCCCGCCACGAAGCCATCGGTGATGAACGAACCCGCTGCCTGGGTGAAAGTTGTGGTTGAGCCCACGTCGATTTGCGCTGTAGCATTGTTGATCCCTATGTCAACTATTAAGTCGGCTTTGAGGTACTCAAAACTCGGTGTGGTAATCGGAGTTTCGATCCCGTAGGTTCCCTCTATCGAACCACCGGGTGCATCATAGAAATCAATCTCATATTTCTCTGTGTCTTCTTCCAGTGGCTTATCAGTCCACGGAGCCGAGTTAGTCAATTCATAGTACAACCGAGAGCTACGGTCCCAAGCAGTATCTATGTTATCACTCCCATCAACCACCGCTGTTAGTTGGTGAGGCCGGTGCGGCATCAGTGGTCGACCTTTTGACGCTAGTGCAACAGTACTTGCGCCTTCTATAAATTCATTTCTCCCCACCCCTCGATAGAACTTTACTAAGTTAAGTTCTCCTAGCCCTAAGATTACTCTATCTAGTGTCGCCCTCTCTACTAGTATAAACAGTTCTCCATCAGCGTGATTTTCTGTAATAAGGGGAGCATCTGTCCCTCGACGACCCCGCATTAGGTGACTTATCTGCCATGCTCCAGTTGATAGTTGCACCGCATCCCTAAAAGTAACGTACTCCCAATTTTGTGTCGTTGGATTCCCAATAAGAGCTGCCTGCTCGTTGGCCAAAAATTGGGTATCCGTAATACTCGCTAGTGCTCCCTCTACCATCACCACATTCAACACTGTAGTTTTATCTGTCAGATTAAGGAAACCTGTCGGTAGTTTATTGGTTACCACCCCATATTTCTTCGCCCCCAGTGATCTTCCCACTGGACTAAAATTTACTCCGTCGGTACTGTCCCAAAGCATTCCTGACAACCAGCCTGAAATAAACCCAGCCATTCCGTATTTTAATTCTATTGAGGAACGATTAGTCGCGTCTATATCCCTAGCATACGGTGCGTCTATCATACACAGTCTTGTATTTACTGAGGAAGGTAAAACAGATTCTTCGAATCCTAGACTTGTATCCGCAGAAATAGCTGTTGACTCTACTTGTAGGGTCGCGTGTTGTATTACTGCCTCATATTCTACCGTTCCCCCAGTGGTTACATTTTCTTTTAGGATTCTCAGCAAGAATGTCGTACCGCTATCCATAAGTAGGGTTATCACGTCGGTTGGCACTAGTCTTATAAATTTATCCCCCATAGCAAAGGACACTCTCTGTCTCTGTGCCCAAGCTGTGAAAAGCAGCCTCTCCGCAATTTCCTTTGTCTCTACCGCAGTAAAAACAATCGCCAGGTTTATGGTTTCAGTCGCCAGAGAAAACATTGTGGGTACCGGGGCTGCATTTCTCCTCGCCCTTGCTATATTTTCCTGGTAGTCCATATCCGGATCTATGTGACCTACATCTAGTATCCCTGGAAGCTCTACCTCTTGAGTTCTTGTCTCTTTTATTGGCTTCTCTGCCGCTACAATATCTCCTTCAGTAATAGTCAGTATGCTTGTGCCACCCCGTTTAATAAATTGAATTTGGTCGTCTGCTTCCGTCGAGTCAAAATCATAGGCTATGAAGAGTGGTTGTAGGGCATCCACACTCTCCATTTGTCTCCCAATTGCATATCCTCGCACTGTATCCGGGACCAATGGAAGTACGTTAAACTTAGCTGGAGGTAGCCCTGCCCCGTTAACATTTTTACCTGAAAGCTCTGTCACCACCGAGTCTAAAGATTCGCCCAGACCGGTCTTACGACCCACAAAATACTGTTCGAGGGATTCTTGAACCCCTGGCTGGTGTTCGGACGTAAACACCCCCAACACGTCGTCCCAAACCACCACATCGTCACCGATCCACCCAGAAAAGAAACCGTTCATATTTGTTTCTTCTTCCAGCACCTCACCCGCTATGGTATCAATAATTACGTAAGTTCCAGATCCACCCCCATTAGCGATACCCATACGGCCATTCTTTATACGCGTGTAGTTGGGGTAATCACCACCACGCCCCTCACTTTTAACTCCGTTAATTGTCCATTGGATTTGATCGAGGACAGGATTGTACTTCCAAACGGTTATCCTGTTGGTCGAGGTCTTAATGAAGAAGAGCAGGTTGCCATCAGTTTCATCGTAGGTTGGGCCAACCACTTGCCCTGTTCCACTTGCCAGCCAAATCGTGTTCGGAAAAGTGGTTACGGTAAATTGGCGTAGTCCGATAATAACTGAATTCGGTACATCAAAGAACGCGTTAAATTGCACTACCCACTTTCGTAGTGTCACCGTATCATTTGTACCATTCTGGTGCGAAACCCAGAATACCGCTTCCTGGGCTTGATTAGGTTCTGCTATACAGTATCGTGGGAAGTTATTGGGGGAGGGGGAATTATCAAACCCAATCCATAATGGGGTCGATGGTATCGAAAAATCTATCAGTGCTGGAGCATCAGTAACAACACTAAACCCTAGCACAAATTTTCTCTGGGTTCCCTCAGTACTAGTCGGCAGCACCCCCGAAGCAAAACAGTTGGCCGACGTTAAGAACTCTAAGAGAGCCACTTTCTGTCCAGGCCCAGTCGGCGGATCGCTACCATCAAAAATATGGTTGAAGTCCCCACCATCGGTTGAACCGAAAGTTGACTTGATAGTTAGACTGTCTGGATCTATTAGGTGGACCGCCCCATGACTACCACCCTCCTGGTAAACAATAGTACCATCATCCCGGTCAACATAATAAGGCCTACTGTCGGTATGACCGGTCGGCAAACCGATATCCACCATCAACTTTCGTTGAACCTCTTGCAGAGTTGAGTACCGCCAAATATGAACTCCGTCAAAAGTATTGTCAAACAGAATAACCTGGTCACGTGCATAGTCAATTCTAACATCATTAGGGCTTCCAGAGGGTGTTTGGTCGACTGATACACGACCACCATCCGTCCCGGTCGCCTTAAAAGCCACTTCAACAGTAATTTGGGGGATACGGTTCCCAAAGTCTGTTAGTTCGAAGCTTTCCATTGTCACATAGACTGTCCCTCGAAAAGCTGGTGTATTTGCTACCCCTTCCGCCGCCTGTATTGTTGGACAGGGTTGTTGTGTTTGAGTTCCTAAGTATGTCCTAAATACGATTCCCGGTTTGCTCGTAATCGATAGTTGTGCTGATGTGGTGTTAGGATCTCGTACGTCGTAAATAACCTTCCCGTCTGCCCATATTCTTAGGATTGCTTCCGCAGGACCCTGTGCTAAAGCAAACGATGCGTCGACAAAATAAGTGTAGTTGATTTGTTCTTGACTTGGACCTCCCCCCATGGCCCCTTTTCCGCCCACTTCCGTCGTCGTCTGGACTTCTCTAATTCCTGACGTCCATATCATATTTCCTGCTAGTCTTATTACCCCAAAACCTTCTGGAATTGCTTTTCCATGGGTTGAAGACGATACTCTTAAATCCTCCCTCCTCGGACCCTCAATCCTTATTGGGTCCGGAGGAAACAGCAGCCCACCTATAAAAGTGCCTAAGGTAAACCCTAGGGCGGGATTTCCAAAAGCTAGGCCTACTGCTCCACCCGCTAAACCTACTGCTAACTGTCCCATTTTATAAGTCCGTGAGGTTAGGATATTTAAAACTGTGCGTAAACACCCCAACTACCTGAACAACCGTCGCCAGATTTTCTACCGTAACTTTTCGTGCGACAGCATAGGCATGTATAACAGCCGGTTCATCATAAAATATCGTCTTAATTCCACAATGATAGGGATGACCCATTTTTGAAAACACTAAAATATCACCGGGCAAGGCATCCTTAGGTAAAATTTCTATTAGTTGGGTTGCCCGGAAAAGCGGTAAGAACGTCTTGTTAGGACGACGGGAATAATTAGGCACCCCTGCTGGTTCGACTATCTCCAAATTATATCCGACAACCCCGATCAGGCCTATACAGTCTACTCCAAATTTCTCGCTCCGGCCCTGGTGGACCCATTTAACCCCCATAAGTCTTTCTGCTTCCGCTATAACATCTGCTCGCGACACCATTAGATCCTCCACCAAATTGGGGGTTTATCTTCTAGTGAAGCTGCATCCTTCCATGTTAGGCGATCCAAGTGGACTAGATCACCTGTTTCCGTAGTATGCCCAGAAGCAAGTGCTTTGCCGTCATAGTCACGACTGACACAATGTGGTACAACACCGTTTTTCCAGTGTTGGATAGACATAAACGCACCCCCGCCCTCCCCTATCACTGCACCATGGATCATATCCGAAGGGACCCAAGCAACTTGACCCTGATAAGGATTAATCTCTCCTGCCTCAGCGATTGCTGTTAGTTCAGGTGAGTGCACCCATCGACCCCCAACACTCGGCAGAAACTTACCGCCAAGGCTCATCTCGATCGAATCAACGTTCGGGTGGGTGTGTTCCGGGATCACATAAAAATCAGGAATTACAAACATCTGTACTTGAAACGGGGGTTTTCTAAACCATTGGATAGCGGCTATCCCGTGAATATCAGTCACTGCATTGTGCCAAGGAATATCACCAAAGCGGGGCCCCTCGTTGAGAAACCAACGGCGGAATTTGGACAGTTCTCTATTAAAGGCCATAATTCCTCTAATATGGAGAGTCCGGAACACGTAAAAACTCATCGTCACCTGGAATAAACGGAAATCCTCCGTGGTTCAAAATATTTCCTAGGGCGATACATCGAGACAACTCCCCGTTACATCCTATGTGTACTCCTATTTTATCCCCTACGGTTACCGTATAGGGCATTTCCAGGTATAAAGTAAGGGTCTTATCTCCAGCAGTATAGTTCTTAACTTCCATTGACAGTCCCGAATTTAAGCCCGAATCAAAGGTCAGTGTTCCATAGGTAACCTCATCGTCAGGAAAATCAGGGTCTACCAGTGTTGTCGAAATAGAGATGTCATCGACAAACGGCTCTGCCGTACCATTCTGACCTGTAAACTCAACGACTATTTTTCTAGTGAGCGCAGGTATGGTATCTGTTTGTGCCTGTAGCTGAAAGACCCCGGCGGTAACCTGTTTATTGGTTCCTGACGAGGTTGAGATAGAAACATCGCTGGCATCCAAGAAATCGTAGTTCACCGTTATGGATCCGGCAGAACCTCCACTTCCCCACTGCCACCAGTTAGTGGTTATGGCTGCTGTCCCAAGATCAATAGCAGTAGCGTGCTTGGTAAAAATAAGCGTCTGCTCCATATTAGATGGGTTAGCACCCGTCCAATTGTCTGGCATTTGGCAAGAGAAAGTACCCGAACGCACTTCACCGGTAATCGCGGTATGTATCTCAACAGCACCCAAGGTCAGGGTCCAGGCACTTAAATCACCAGTTTCAAATCCAGCATTTTCAATAAATATAGGGTCAATTAATAAACCACCATTAGTTGGTGGACCTATTATGAATTTTGATGGACTTATTACTTCCAGCACCTCGCCCGCGACACGTAAAGCCTTATTGACACTGAATTCGACGCCGTTGTTGACAGCAACATGAGCCAAAACCTCATCACCAGTCCCGGATTCAGCGACGAGCGACGACACGGTGACGTCCATGGTTGTCGCTGTAACCGCCGCGATTTGAAAATCACCGTTGTTCGCCGCATCGGTAAATCCGGTCGAACGATAAACCATGTGAACTTCCCACCCGTCATCTATAAATGATCCGACGGAACGTGATATCGTATTGTTATCATCCACATCGAGTGTTGTTGCAGGTGTTGCCACCGTTGCATCTATTACCGTGGGGAAGTTATCAATGCCTACACCACCACCCGTAGTGCCGGCCGTGGTAACAACATAGTGGGTATCGTTATGATCCTCTGTAATATTCAGTGTATCGTCGAACGTGGACGCCAGTGCGCCGGGTGGTATAAAATCGTCTATATAAACCGCATCCCCTACAACGATACGAAAGTCCTCTATACTACCTTCAAAGTGTCGGTTAGCTCCCGCTACATTATCTAGCATTCCCAAGCGTGGCAACGCGGCTCCATCAAAAATATCGAACGGAAAGTTTGCATTGGCAAGACACTTGCCGTCGACGAACAAGCGCAGCATATATTTTTCATCACGCACTACCGCGTAGTGATACCAGCGGTTTATAACCGGAGTATGCATTTCTAGCGGAACTCTCAAAAAGCCTAGCAGCGAGGTGCCATCATAGGCATTGAACCCAAAGCCGGGCGCAGTATTGGGCGGCGCTTCGCTAACGGCGATAAGCCAGCTGCGCTGGTTTCCTGTTGTCGTAAATTTGCTTGCCAACGCGGGGCCGTTGCCCGCTGTCACCAAATCAATGGCGTCAAAATTTACCCCCATTTCGATGGTGAACGGTTCAATGCCAATGGTGTGCTGGGTCGCGTCGGGCCACGATATAAAACTGTTCGACGGATTCTGCGACGGACCGCCAACCGGCTGAAACCGGAAGTTCGCAGCCAGGTTCTTGGTTTTATTGGTATCTGCCGCTGCTGCATCCGATCCCGTGGTACCGACTGCCGCAAACTGCGAGTCGTCGTCATCATCAACCACACCCGGCGTATGGATCGACACCATGTCCGCGACTATCTCACGGACCCTTAGCTCATCCCCAATTACATAGGCCGTACTTGGTTTAATAAGATTTGGTAGTATCGGCAGGGTACACCTATCATCCCCCACATTGAACCTGCATCTCCTCCCATAGAGTTCTATAATTTTCTGGTGGTAAACCTGGCTTATCCCCCTCATTTCTGTTGAAAAAGAGCCACTGTACTCGTCAAATATTACCTCTCCAAAAAATCCGTTCTTTAGGCTAACTTCCCCGTCCCCATCCGGATCCTTAAAGTTAACCATCGAAATTCTTACTTCTGCGTAGTCGTATCTCCCTCCCCTTAAATCTGATTCGTCTATTGTCTTCTCGTTCAGAATTCCTATAATATCCAGGTTGTCCACATCCAACAGTTCGTTTGAAGAAATTTCTGTTCTCTCGTATCCCACTGCTGCTCTATATAAATTTCCTCCAAAGGTTATATCCGCATCATGATCTGTAAATAAAAATACCTTGGCATCCGTCCTTGTTATCTTCCATAGGGTTGCTGTATGCGTAGTTTCCCCGTCCAAATGGGTTTGCAGACCTGCTGGAATAGTTCTACTCATACTATTCTAATCTCTTCCAGAGTTAGTTCCCAGTTAAATGTGTTGAAGAATTCGATACTAATCTGTGCGTGGTCAATAGCCATCCTCACTGGCTTATCGTACTCACACGCCACCTCCACTGCTGTTCCACTTTGCGCAGCCAAAGTAGACCCCAGTGTCACTATCCCAGTATCATCGTTCAGTTGAAATTGGCTTGCTCCCGCTCCCTCTGCAATCGACACGTCATTCACCCAAACTAGTGCAGTTGCAGCCACAATCTTCTTTAGGTCTTTGTCATAGGTATCCACCCCTGCCGTATACCTTTTAAAGATTTGATAAGTGGCGTCCGAGCCGTCGGTTGTCCCAATGTTTTGCCTTGCTAGTACAAACTCCACCCAGTCCTTAAACCTAAACGAGTGCCCCATTCCCTCCATCACATAAAAGAACGCCAGTAAAGCGTCTATCTCTGTCTGGGTCTTTAGTCGGTGGCCTAAATTCCATTCCCCCTTCGTATCACTCCAAGTTATTTTTCTCCTCTCAAACCCCGATGTTAGCAGCACAACCAGAGTGCTGAATTTTGGCCCCCCTATCATCCCATAAGAAACTCCTGTAGGGAACTGTGTTTCTCGGTGGGCCATTACTTCCTCAGTCCTGCTCTAAAGACCATATTATGCAGGTCGTTTCCTATCTTCGACTTGCTTCTTCGAAAGGAGTCAGCATCTGGCGTCGTCACGTTCATTGTTAAATTAATCGGTCTTAAATCTCTTCCCTCTCCTAATTCTACTGGTATTTTCCTTCCCCCCGACAACGGTACCACTGCCTCATTCTTGTGCAAAATTGCTGGGATTCCTCCGTTCGAAAGTCCTCCCCCTTGATAACTTCTCGCGTGCGCAAAAGCTGCTGCTGGCACCATCCTAGTTTGACTTGGATGTTGCGATATCCCTCCCTTCTCAAGAAAAGCTGTTAGTAAAGTAAGGAACCCTGAACCTCCCCCAGCACCGCCGGCTCCCCCACTAGAAAACAGTGAACCTATTGACGAGAATATGTCCCCCAGTCCTCCTATCAAATCATCAAAAATTCCTCCTAAGAAATTTCCTATTCCTGAGAACACGCTTTGCCATCCCGAACCAACAGTTTGCCCCGCTATTTCCATACTGTCCGCCACAGTTCTCCCTGCTGTACCTCCTGCAGTTTCTATCGCCTCTCCTATATCATTTGCAAAATCAAATGGAACCCTACCTCCTCCACCACTCAACATTCCACCGTCTGCAGGTACAATCCCTTGGGCCGCTGCAATCATCTTTGCCGCAATAATATCCCCTGCAATCGGTGCCGCCTCTATCATCTTCATTTTAATGGTTTCTCCCGGCACTTTCTTCCCGGGTTCTCCAAATATTTTACCTATATCCAGTATTCCCCCGGCACCAAATATCTGCCCAAACAGGTCGTCCAATGCAGCCTCTAATAATCTCCTCTGCAGGGCAGCTATAAACTTATCGAACTCAAAGATTCCCGTCTCTACAAAATCTACTGTTGCTGCCTTCATATCTGCAAATGTGTCTAAAACAAGGGCTTCAGTTACAGAGGCCATATCCGCTAGTTCTTCTTGTAGTTTTAGGAAGCCTCTCCTAAATCCACTTGTCGCATCCTTCTGTGCCTCCAGTTGTCTAATTGTCGATTCCCTAATTTGTCTGTTGTATTGTTCCAGTGATATTTGCCCTGTCTTAAATAGCTTGTTCAAAGCATTCTGTTCTTCTGTCAATCGTTTTGTTTCTCCTGTTATTCTCTCCAACAGTTGTTCTTCTGTTTGTCTCTCCTTTGTTAGTTTTTGCAGGCTTCTCAGTTGGTCTTTTAGGGCAGCGGCCTCTCCTTCCCTTAAAATCTTTCCCGAATCCAATAGGGCGTTCTGTATTTCCAGGAATTTTGCTTCCAGTTCTCTCGCATCAGCACTTAGCCCTAACAACTTCGTTTCTTGTTCCAGTTCCCTTTGAACCGCCATCAAAGGATCTCTTAGATCCCTGTACTTGTTTTCTAGGAGGGTCGTTAACTTAGTTGCCTCTTGCTTCTCTATCTTCCCCTTCTTCAGCGCTGCAGCTATCAATTTCTCTCCCTCTGCGAATTCTTTCTGCGCTGCAAAGACCGAGTCTAAACTTTCCCTTAGGTCCCCGAATGGATCTTTTTTCTTTTTTCCTGCGCCCGCACTTGCTACAATGTCTATCCCTGCGCCCGGTTTTGGTGCCAATAGTTCGTCTGCAGTTTTTGCTGACTTCTTCAGTGCGTCCTCTGCATTATCCGCCGCAGCTTGCGCCCTTGCCTCATATCTCTTTGCCGCATCGTCTACAATCTTTCCCGTCGCATTCACCACTCCTGCACCCACTATATTTATAGCTCCTTGCACTGCTTTTTGGGCTGATCCTGCAAAATCAGTGTCAAAGTTCTTTGCCACTGATTCCTTTAGTTCGTCTAGTGTCTTTTCCAGTCCTATGTCTATCTCTCCTGAGAAAGCGTCTGACAGTTCTCTTCCTGCCCCTTTAAAATCTCCTTTCAGTGCACTTACAATAGCTGACCCCAAACCCTCAAAGAGGGTTATCATTCCCGCCACTAGTCCCGAAAACGTTCTGAATATCAGTTTCCCCATTGCTATATATGCGTCTACAATAGACAGTGATACCGCTATCGCTGTATTCAGTATCGATTTAAAGACTCTGTCTACCGTCCTTACCACACTCTCTGCTTGGTCTTTCACATCGGTAAACGCGTCTATTAATAGCTTCCCCGCAGTTACTGCTATTTTCCCCAAAAACCCGAATAGTCTTATCACTGAACCCAGTGCAACCGCAATCAAATCCCAGATCGTAAAAGTCTTGTCTCCTACTGTAACTGCTGTGTCCCCAAATTCTATCAGTAGTACTATCAGTCCTCCTATCAGTGTGGCTATAAGAATAATCGGGTTTGCCAGCATCGCTAGGTTTAGTAGAATTTGGGCCGCTGTCGCTGTTCTTATAAATTTTATTAATTTGACCAGGGCCCCTCCCATAGCTATCAATCCACCCACTATCTTTGCTAGGGCAAATCCGGCAAAAGCTCCTGCTGCTATCTTTATTACTGACGCTAAAAGTTGGTACAGTCTTGCATTCTCAGACAGTGGGTCTAGCATCCCTGTCAGTGCTCTAATCACCCCCGCCATTGTGTCTAAAATTCCTCTTAAAGCACCAGTCAGGCCCGCATCTCCTGTTTGTAGTATTGCTTCCTGCAAAGCTGAAGTAAATCCTTTCAGTGAACCCCTCAAGTTGTCCGTCATAGTTTTGGACATTTTACTCAGTGCGCCGTCAGCGTTTCTTGTCACTCCTGCCAGTTCGTTTACTCTATCTCTATTATCTGATAGGGTAATAACGGCATTCGCCAGTCTCTTTTGGAAAATCTGTTGAGCCTGGGCCGCATTTAGCCCAGCATCCGCAAAGGTATTTATAATTTCCACCACACTACGTGTAGTAGGATTCAGTTTCTCTATTGAGACTCCCAATAAATCCGCCGCTAGTCTCGCTTTCTTCGCGTCTAACAGGGTTAGGAGCATGTTTCTTATATTTGTACCCGCCTGACCAGCTTGGATACCCGCATCCCCCAATGTTCCTAAGGCAGCTGCCACATCTCGCAAATCTTGCCCTGTGGCCCGAGCAATACCGCCCACCGGCTTAAACGCTTCACCCAATTGTCTAATATCCGTATTCGCTTTTGACGCTACCGCCGCCAAAACATCGCCCACCGCCGCAGTTCCCTCTGCTTCGATTTGAAAAGCCGACATAATATTCGATACGATGTCCGCAGATTCCCCTAATCCTAGCATTCCCGCCTGAGCTAGTTGTAAAGCCGCCTCCGTACTTATTAGTACCTCGCTTGTTGTAAAACCCGCTTGTGCCAAGAATCTCATTCCTTGGGCAGCCTCCCCCGCCGAAAAAGTAGTTGTTGCACCCAACCTTCTCGCCTCTTTGTTCAAGGCGGCGAACTCCTCCCCCGTCGCTCCCGTCACCGCCTTAACAGCTGACATCGCCGTTTCAAAATCTTTAATTACGTTGAACACCCCCCGGAAAGCAAATGCAACACCTAATCCAGCTATCGCTCCTTGAGCTGACAAAATCTTACCTTTTAGGCGGTCGAAGGCACCGCCCATTTTCTTCACCGATTTGTCTGTCTTCCGGGCAGTATTATCTAGTGCCTGGTCAACCTTCTTAACCGCATTAACGGCCTTTTCGGTGCGGATGATGATGTCTAGTCTTGCTACTTCGGGCATTTTTCAGGCTATGGCGATTTTTCGACTTTGGTTGTCGATTCCTTATTTCCTGGATATAAGTTGTATCCAAAGTTCTTGTCCAGTGCAATAGGGTCAGCATTTCCTCGTCGTCCAAACGATGGATCCTCCCATAGCTTTCTATTTCGGACAGTAGTATTGGCTGTACGTCTTCTCCTCTCGGCCTCCCCGCTGCTAGTATCCAAAACGCCTCGTAGAAGAACTCTAGTTCTACGTGTAATTCTGGTTTGCTTCTCAGGATATCGGAAGAGATTCCTTGCTCTCGTTCGAGCTCTCTAAGGAATTGTTCTTTTGCCCCGTGCTCGATGCTCCAGACGAGGCATCCTTCGAGTTTTTTCTTGCGGCCTGATCGAGTTCCAGCTTAAAATTGTTGAACTCCTCCGCATTTTCCACCACAAATTCTCGAAAATCCCGATAGTTCGTCATAAACTCGACAGCCTTCTCCGGTGAATAAGGAACTTCCTCCCCTTCATCCGTAAAATTCCTCCAGCCTAAGAGTATCGTTCGTGAGAGCACACCAATAATAACCTTCTCCGCCTCTTCCTCAGACAAGACAGATTTCTTCAGGGCTATTTGCATTCTTTGGATGTTCTGGCGTAGGGCGGCTTGATATTCCTTGTTTCCCACCCTAGCTATCAGTACTTCCCCGTCGTCCACAGGAAACCACTTTCCTTCGATCTCGGCCTTTTTATCAGTGCCGAACTTCTCTTTCATTTCCATAGTTGTTCATCCGTTTTGTTCTCAATTCTTGCGTTTATAGGCCGGTGTTGTTAGGCGGCCACCATATCCATAATAATTACTGCGTTCTCCGCCGCATCTCGAATTGCCGAGAATTCCAGGGGTAGGAGAACATCATCGTTACCCCCTGGAGTTGTTGGATTACCGTCCGAAAAGAACAATCTCGGCAGGGTAAAGTGAATCAAGTTGGCTGCTGCGTCCGTAAATCGGAAGCTCAAGTCCGATTCGGTGTGGTTGATAAATTTGTTCAGTAGCGCCAGGTCCTCGAAGTACGCGGTCACTGTTCCTGACACTTCCACAAACCCGTACCCGATGTCGATTGGTGATCGGTCTCCGATCTGGGGTTTGGTTCGCAGGTTGTTCGTAAACGCCAGTTCGATTGATTGCAGGGCTGTTGTTAGTGCTACTCCTCCCTCCTCTATCGATCCGACGTTCGATGTTCCGTTCATCGGCTCGCTGATACCCGCTGGAATCGTTACTCCTGCCACTGTCACTGCCGCTGGAATTCCCTCTTTCCCCATGAAAGAAAAGGTTCCTCCGGCAATCGCCCCGGACTCCACCGACAGGGACATATCCCCCCCTCGTTGCCCGTTTAAGGACATGAACTGGGTTATATCGTCGAATTTCTTTTCCACCAGGAGCGATTTAAATGCCGTACCGTTCTTCTGCCTCTTCCCAGTAAACGTCACCAGGGCTGCTGCCCCTTCCGTCGTAATTGCTGCGGTATCCAGGGTTATCAGGTTCGCTGCTATCACTGTAATCTTAAAAACTGCGTTGTTCTCGCTGTTTACAAATCCAGCCGTCCTGATGTATTGGCCCACCTCTAAATTTAGGTCCGCAATAAAATCTAGGGTCGTTGACCCTATCTGATTTGGAGAAGTTGTAAAAATATCTGTTGCATAAGACGCTTTGTTTGTCTTGAAAGTAATTGACCCTGCCGGCGTTTCGTCTGTCAGTGGGTTGTTATCGACATTCGTTGACAGCACTTCCAGGGCAGTTGTTCCTGCCCCGTTATCCACTCCCGTAATCGTAAATCTTCCGTTATTGTCCACATTCAACGGAAAACCCGATATCCAAACGTCGGCCCCAATTACAAACTCAGTAAACACATCGTCCGTCGATGAATCAAATAAACTTGTTGCGTTCACTGCGTCAATTATTCCTGCTGCTTGGGTAACCTCCTTAATAAAAATTGGGTCGGCCGCCAGCATAGTTTCAAAGACCAGTTCCCAGTCCCTGAAAGCCAGCTCAAAGTTCATATCCCCGTCGGTTGAAACTCCCACTTCCGCCAAACTGTCCCGCATCCGGTCTGACCGAATCGTCTCTGATAGGACGGTCTCTTTTTGGTGCGACAGGGTTTCCCCGGTCATCCGTACTTCGTACATCTTCGGTGCGAGTCCGGCCACCCCTGGTGTCTCACCCCAAAGGGTCTCAGGGGAAATAAATAGACTTACCCTATTTGTATCAGCTTGCGGCATGTTGGCTCCTTAAGCCCTTACGTGAAAAGCATCTCGCATGAATGGGGTTGATACGTTTAGTTGGTACCAACCGTTATTATCTCCCACCCTAACGATAGTCGGAATCCTGCACCTGATTCGTCCGCTGCTTCCTCTTGCAAAATCCGCCCTCCGGAAAACATCAGCAACATCGTTCGCCAGTTTCCTTGCCCGCGAATTTCCAGTTCTCTCTTTCGTAAACACTTGCACGATTATTTGTCCGTTGAAACGAACTAAAGCTGTCTCCCGCAGTTCAATCTGTTGTCCCAGACCATTTACTATGAACAGAGCCACATAGGCTGGAGTCTCCTCTGGGTCCAGATCCTTCCATCTTGCGTTATCCATCCTAATCGGGGTCTTCGCTCCCCAGGCATTCTTAAATCTGCCTTCGATTGCTCTTCTTTCTTCCTCAAAATCATCGCTCATAGTCGGAACCTTTGCTTAGCCCGCGACGCCGCGGTTGGCAATATAAACTGCCACTCTATCGCTGCCATCTCAATAAATCCCGCCGGCGCTTTTAGGCTTGATCCGTTGTTTAGGTCCATAATATATGATATGCTGTTTGAAATTATAATTGTGTCCCCCAATGCAAACCCATCCACCGCCTGTACTCCATCAAAAGGGGCTCCTGATGGATTATTATAGCTCTCCCCTTTCGTCTCCTCTATCGCAACATTTAGTCCCGCATTCCAGGATCCTGATGCTCGTCCGGTTAGTATCGGGGTTCTAAGTGCTATATTCTGTCTTGTGGCTAGTCCCACCTCCTCCACCACCACATTTAGGGCTCGTCTCGTCTTCCCCATAAATCTTCTTAGGTCCCTCCTGAATGATTTTGGATCTGCCATTATGGGCGTCTCACCTGAATAATAAGCACTGAACCCGACATCTCCCTCTTCGAACGAATTACTTCCCAAACTCCGTCCGGACAGGATATTTGGTCGTGCAAACTTGGTTCGAAGGAAACCCTCTTTGCCTCTACTGTTATTCTCTGGTCTCCTCTGTGTACCGCATTATCATCTATATCCTCCTCCTTAAAAGAAGTTTTCATCGCTCGGATAGCATGCTCCGTCGTCGGAGTACTATCTGTTCCTGTTTCCACGTCGTAAACCGGCTCTCCCATTTCCATATAGGTGCACGCCACTAGCTGGGATTTATTTGCTCTAAATCCTTTTGCTGTCGCCTGCCTTATCTTGCTGTTTAAACCCATCAGCGTACCAGTGTCTTCCGCTTCTGTTCTCCCAGTTCCGCCGCGCTTCTCGGCTCTCCTATTGATTTCAGTAAGAAATCTACGTCTACCAAACGGTCCCCCATCAGAGATTCATCGGCCTTCCTCTCCGCCATTGCCGCTCCTGTATCAAATCCCACCGCCAGTCCGTCCGTACTCCAAGTTCTCACCACATCACTTGTCGACGCCAGTTCTTCTAGTTCTGGATCCACTGCTAGCGCCAGTCCCATCAGTGCTTGTCCCTCCTCCAGCTGGCTTGGAATGCCTCCTTGTTCGATCAGCAACCCCTTCCGGTCAAAATTCCTCGTCCTTGGCCATTCCAACGCTTGTATTACGAACAGTATTGTCCCGTAAAATCTGTATCTTCTGTCCATTCTCCTTGTTGCAGAAATAGCTATTCCTATCTTCTCTGTCGTCGTTAAACAGAACCACTTCTCCGCGTCTACGTGGTACTGTAAATTAGTGTCCAT